TGACCAACTGATTTGGGAATTTGGTTCTGATACTGCTCCAAGTTGGGTTCACGTTAGTTACTCAAATACCAAGAACCGAAAACAAATCCTAAAAGCAGTAAAGCACAATGGCAAAACTAAATACCTCCTCTTTTGATGAATGGCTTAACGATTTGGAAGAAATTCCTACTGACCCGACTTGTAGTATTGATAATCCCGATTGCGATTCTTGCGGTAGTTAGCGGATGCGGTGGTGCGAAGATTCTCCAAGAGAGTGTAGTTGTGAGGGACACGGTGGTTGTCACCAAAGAAAGAATCCTTCACGACACGCTGATAGTCCAAAAGGACACAATACTATACCAAGACCGAGTGAAGGTGGAGGTAAAGTACCTTGAGGGTAAGAGGGTTGTCATTACGGCTGAATGCCCAAGTGATACGATTAGGGTTGAAACGATTAGGATTATGAACCAAACCATTCAGAAGCGAGGATTAGGGTGGGAAGGTCTACTTGGTTGGGTTATTGCTATCCTATGCCTCTTGGTCATCCTCCGAACTATACTCCAAAAACTCTTTTAAGGTGCTTTACATCGCTTTTAAGCGCATCTCAATAGCCGAGTGGTATGTGCGTATAGGTCAATGGGAGAAAGCCTCTTAAATCAAAGGGAAGCCCTTTAAGGCTCATTTGGGACTTTCTTCAAAAGTTATTTGGTAGATTGATTGTAAATGCTTATTTTTTACAATTAGTATTAGTAACTAACTATATATTAACTATATATTACTAACTACTATTAGTTAATTAGTATTAGTTAGTTTATTAGTATTAGTTAGTTAGATAGATTAGATTAGTAAAATATATTACTACTAATGGGAATAAGAGAATTACAAAGAAGGAAATGGACAAGGATAGAAAATGGTGAAGAACCCAATGACTATCAAAATCCCTTCTTATCGCATTTCGGTTTTATGGATTATCCATTAACTCCATACCAAGAACGAACAAGAAAGAAACTAAAGAGATACTATGGCTACTGAAAATTGGCATTTCATCTATTGGGATGATTTAGGAGATACTCAAGATGAAGTAGATAACCAAAAAAAAGATACCTTTGCTGAAGATGAGCAAGACACCGAAGTACTACATAGGTAAATACCGAGAGATAGAAGCCCTTGAGGTAGTCCTTGACTTCCAAGAGGACAACTACAATTTGGGAACGGCTATTACCTACCTTCTACGGGCGGGGAAGAAACCCAACAACCCAATTACCCAAGACATAAAGAAAGCCATTGCCCATCTCCAAAAGGAATTGGAGCATCAAACGCATATATCCTCCAACACCCTTGAGTACTTTGAATTCCAAAATTCATCATCAACACCCAATTCCAATGGAATGGCATTATTACACAAACAAAGCGACAAAAAGAAAGGTTGACCTTCTGCTTTTTGAGTCCGCAAAACTGTTCGCCAACTGCGCCCCTACTCATCAAGCCCGTCAAGAGGCTCTGAAGAAGGAGCAAGAGTACTTATCTAAAATCTATGACCTTGACCCCCACTTCGCAGAACGCTGCGGTTATAAGCGTTGAGGTAGGCAAAGTCCCCTCCTTAAATTCCTTCTACGCATCCAAACATTGGATTGTCCGTAAGAAGGCAAAGGATAAGTTCAAGGCTGAAATACTTGAGCAGTTAAATCAATACGACAAAACCCAATTCAAAAGCGTAGTAGTACGGTTGGAAACCAATCTTGGCTACGACATTGACAACTGCATTATGGCAGTCAAGTTCGGGATGGATGCTTTCAAGGATTGGGGAGGCATAGTAGACGATTCCAAAAAATACTTTCCCAAACTCACTATCATTCACAACCCCGACTTGGAGAGGAACACCTCAAAACTTTTTTTTACAGGAGATTTGGTAGATTAAGATTTATGAACTATTATTGTTGAGAATTTAAAACCAACAATTATGGCTTACCACTTATCTCCCGAATCCTACGAGTCCATCATTCAGATGCAAGATGCTCGTATTGAAGCAATGCAAAGGCGCATTGATGTCCTTGAGGCAATGACCAATCCCGTTTTGAATGCGGAGTTAGCAACGCAAGAATTTATCTTTAATAGACTATTCCGATGAAAGATAAGGAATATATCCAATGGCTTGAAGAGCGTATTGTTCGCCTTGAGGTGGAACTACACGAAGCCAAGAAACAAGAATTTATCAATAATTCAATTAATCAATTCAATCAGCAATGGCAAAAATCGTAAGCATCCAAGACACGGGAAGAATGTGGAAAGAATTCCATATCCTTGAAGTGCAATTTGACAACAACGATGGCGGAACCGTACTCGCCAAATCACCAAGCCCCGCTTACAAGGTGGGTGAAGATGTCCAATACGAAAAGAACGAGCGTGGTGGAGTCAAGATTCAGCGTGACCCATCTAACTACGCAAGTGCCTCAACCCCCTCAAACTACTCTAACAACTCTCCAAGTATGAAGAAAGACCCTTCAGAGCAGATTGCTCGTAGCGTAGTATTCAAGGGTGCTATTGACCTTGTGTCCAATGGTAAACTCCAAATCACCGACATCCCTTCTTTTGTAGAGAAGTATCTCCCCGTAGTTACTGCTGCGCCTCCCAAAGGCGATTCCTACGAAGCACACTTCCAAGAATCCTCTCCTTTCTAAATTAAAGCCCCACTTCGGTGGGGTTTTTTTATCACCTTTGTTTTATGACACACCCATCGCTTATTAAAAGCGGAGAAATCCTAACATACCTACAAAAGGTTCGTGATGGCAAGATACCCGAAGCATCAAAGTTCGGCCATAATGAGATTGATGACTACCTACGCTTCAAGCGGGGCAATTTCATTGTAGTCACGGGACACGCTAATGTCGGCAAGACCCACACGATGTTATATCTGATGCTCTTGCATACCTTAAACAACGGAACTCGTTGGTTGGTATACTCATCAGAGAACGATGTACGCTCTATTCAACGTAAGTTAATTGAGTTCCTCTGTGGGAAGCAAATTCAATATATTGATGATCCAACCTTTGCCCGAAAGTATGATTTTATCCAAGCCCATTTCGTATTCATAGACCCCGAAAACCTCTTTGATGTGTTTGGACTACTCACCACAATGGAAGAAATCTATGATGAATTCCAATTTGATGGTGTATTAATAGACCCATACAACTCCCTCACGGTAAACCAAAAGAAGATGGGCAAGGTATCAACCCACGAATACCACTATGAAGCCACAAGCCATATGCGTGTGTTCTGCAAGAAGTTTGATTGCACTCTGATACTAAACACCCACCCCGCTACGGAGGCTCTACGTAAAATACATTTCAAGAACCACCCATACGAAGGGCATCCTATCCCTCCAATGGCAAGTGATATTGAAGGAGGGGGTAAATTCGTCAATAGGGCTGATGAACTATTGGTAATTCACCGATATACCCAACACGAAACGGATTGGATATTCACAGACATCCACATTCGTAAGGTTAAAGAGTTAGAAACGGGGGGTAGGCCCACATCTCTTGACTCACCCATACGCCTTCAGTCAATGAGATACAATGTAGGGTACATCATTGGTTATAAAAGTTTGATTACCTTACCCGAAATTAAAAAGCAAGAGGATGTTCCCTTCTGACCCGACCTTTAACGAACTACACATACGAGAGAAACAAATGCTTTTGGGGGCTATACTTATTTGGCTTAATGATATGGCCCAATACTCTGAATCTACCCAAGAGCAAAACGACATCGTAAACAAGATAATAGACCTTGTGGAAGTTGATAGGGTGCTTAACTACTTCATAGATTATGAGCGTAGCACCTTACGATTCCTAAACGAAGCACGATTAACCAACGCCAAGTTGAAACTTGAAAACCAAGAGATGCAACAAACCATTGATAAACTTCAAAAAGCCCTTGACAATGCAGCCGAGAACATTTAAAAACTTCCAACCCAACGATGGTGTACGCAACGTAAAGACAGGGGAGGTATTTGAAATCATAGAACGCATCACAAGATTCTGCAAAGGATGCGAGTGTAAGCCATCAAACCCTTGCGACACATTCAAAGAGAATACTACCCTTGTCATCAAAAGCCAAAGAGGTGTATGGCAGATGACTCTTAAAGAAATAAACACTAAATTTGTCAATAACGAGATTGACGAAGTCACATACATAAACGGACAATGGAACTAACAGAACTTTACGCAGCGAAAGATGTATTCTTTGATGGTCTTGGCCTTACGGAAGACCAAAGCCGCTCACGCCCCCTTGTCTACGCACGAATTGCTTTTGCCAACGCCTTTCATAAATGTGCAGGGCCGACCAAGATGGGTTCGGTACTTGGGCGTGACCATTCAAGTGTCATCCACTACCACAAGCAACACGACAAGTTGATTCGTTATGATGACTACAAGGAGATGTATAACAAAGCGATGGAACATCGTAAGACTTTAACTAACAACGATGACTACTTACCTTTAATTACATCAAAAGATTTACTCAAAAAGGTGAAGGAATTAAGGGAGGAGAAAAGGTTACTTCAAAAAGAGTTAGACACTTTGTATATTTACAAGGAAAAGTTCTTAAAACTAAAAGAATTACTATGACATTTCGCGTATCTGCATTGCTTGGATTTATGGTTGGCTTCAATTATTTAGATTGGGGCGAGGATGGCTACGAGGACATTGGGCATCGTCACGAAATTCAAATAGGCATTGGTCTATTTATTGTACAAGTCATTTGGTGATACTTGAATTGTTAGCCAAACGGCACAACGAATGGATTCGGATGGCAATGTCATTCGGAGCGGATATAGATTCGGCTAAAGATTTGGTTCAAGATATGTACTTGCGGATGCATAAGTATGTAGTTAACCCCGAAAGAATTATGTACAACGAAGACGAGGTGAATACTTACTTCGTCTTTGTAGTTTTAAGGAATTTGTTTGTCACCTCACAGAAGGCCATTTCCTTCGTTCCGTTGGAAGAAATAGATGGGGAGATAGTAGAAGCCAACTATGAGTCAGAAAACGCCTTCCATCGCCTTATTGATGAATTATGGGAAGAGGCTGAATCGTGGCATTGGTATGACACCAAACTATTTAAGTTATATCACAACACGGATATGACCATCAAGAAGATTAGTGAAGAAACAAAAATAAGTGAGCGTTCAATTTGGAATACATTAGATAATGGAAGAAAAAGAATCCAAGCCAACAGAAAAGAAGCCTATCAAGCGTGGAAGGACTCCCAAGAGGAGTAAAGGGTTAGGCGATACTATTGAGAGAATCACAACCGCTACGGGAATCAAGGCGGTGGTAGAGGCATTCTCTGAAGCAACGGGTATTGATTGTGGGTGTGATGCCCGTAAGGAGAAACTAAACAAACTCTTTAGATACAAGAAGCCCGAATGCCTCACCAGAGAAGAGTATGAGTTCTTGGGAACTATCGTAGGCAAGGGGCTAATCAAAGCAGAGCAACAGAAGGTGGTAAATACAATCTACAACCGCATCTTCAACGACAAGGTTCAGCCCACAAGTTGCGGGTCTTGCCTCAAGGCGAGGATTGTGGAGCTGACAACGGTGTACAACGCTTACGAGGCGTGAACTTTTACACCATCCCAATAGACCAAAAACTATTTAGGGAACTAAATAAGAGCCGAAGCGTAAACAAATTCTTTGGAATCACCTATGTCGGGGAGTGTGTACGGTTGATTTCAGAATACCACGAAGCAGACCCACGACCATCACAACGGGGTTGGGAGAACTTCTACGGCACTATTCAGGGCTTTGAAGGTCTTACCCTCATCACAAAGGAGTTGATGTCTCTATTGCCACATTTGGACATACATACTATTAAACAATATGTCTTTCATCGGGTCATTGGGCAAACTTGGAACGGCTACGCCAATGAGATGATTATCATTGAGCAACTAAAGCAAGAGTTTCCCTCTTGTGATATCTTAAAAAGCTCTTTTAAGGTAGACCACGAGTATTGTATTGATGCAGAAATGTTCTACAATTCGGATTTATTATTGGGTATTCAGATAAAACCACTCTCTTACAAGAAGATGAACACCCCATACCAACTCCAAGCGAAAGCAAACCACCGAGCAAAGAACCTTGCATACCAAAACCTATACGCTCCCTTTGTATATGTGTATTATGACAACAATAAAATAGTTGACAAAGAGGATTTACTTAATCAAATAGGTACAATCATCCATTTTAACATCTAAAGCCTTGATGCACAAAATAGAGGGAGGGGAAATAACCCCTCTTTTTTTTGAAAAAGATTTGGTGGTTTATTTTTTTCAACTATATTTGTTGAAGAACCAACAACCAAGAGTATGAAAAAACCAACCACCCTTGAAGACTACAAAGCATACGCCTTTGGCTTCACAATGATTATCGTCATTGGACTTACCCCATTTGCAATCCTTAAAGTCTTGACCTATGTGTTCTGAATTTGGAGATGACGAGAGATGGGAAGAAGATTACTGCGAATTCTGCGGTGATGAACTTTCTAAAGGAGTTTGTATGAACTGCAACTATGAAGACTATAACGAATTATGATTACACTACTCAATGGCGATACTTGGGAGCAAGATGCTCTCCTCGCAAAGATGCACGATGACGAGTTCTACTATGGACACTTGGGTAAGAATGCGATGTCATCAAGTAACATCAAACTCCTAAACAAAAGCCCAAAGCACTACCATCGTATTACGACCTACGGGCAAGAGTCCAACTCACCCGCCCTTCAGACAGGCACATTCATCCATACAATGGTATTAGAGCCTCATCTCTTTGATGAACGCTTCCACATTGTAGATGTACAAAGCCGAGTAGCCAAAGCCTACAAGGAGGCCAAAGCAAAAAGCAATAAAATTGTATTGACGGCTAAAGAACACGATGAGAATATGCGTATTGTAGATGCAGCTCTTTGCAACGAGTATGTCTTAACAATGATAGGAGGATGTGAGTTTGAAGTACCCGCCATCCAAATGTTGGAAGGGTTTGCCTTCAGAGCCAAAGCAGATATCTACGACTCTAAATTCAATTTTGTAGCCGATTTAAAAACAACTCAAGATATAAGAGATTTCCAAAATTGGAGTGCTATCAAATACGGGTACGATATACAAGCATTCATCTACACGCAGTTATTTAATATACCAACGGACAACTTCAAATTCATTGCCATTGACAAAGGGTCATTGGACATCGGTGTCTTTGATGTAACGGACTCATTCATCAACAAGGGATATAAGAAGGTGAAGGAGGCTCTGAAAGACTACAATGACTTCTTTGTCCTACATAACGATTTAGACTCCTACACCATTCAAGGAACATTGGAATGAAAGACCAATTCATACGCATCGCAATGGCAAGACTACGAAAGGACTACGCCTATTACCCCCAACGCTTGGCGGTAGCAGCGAATATGTATAGAAGATGGTTAGACCGTAAGTAATTTGGGAAGGGGGGAACGACTCTTGGTGATTTTGGTTGGTTCTAAATGTTCCCCCTACCTCCCAATTCAGTCATTAGAAATAAATTTAATAATATGACACAAAAAAGAAGTGAATGTTGCGGAGCAGCCTTGTACCAATACGAAGATAATTGGGGGATATTTTTTGTTAGCAAGAGTGGGATGCACCTATGAAGACAGTAAACTCATTATCGGGAGGTAAGACCTCATCATATATCGCAGCGAATTACCCCGCAGATATTGAACTCTTCTCTTTGGTTAGGACAACCGATACATCGTGCTTGTTCCCCGATGCAAAGATTCGCCAAGAGGTGTCAGATAGAATAGGCCAAGAGTTTATTGGGACACTTGAGCAAGATACCATCATCTACACAATGCTTGACCTTGAGCAGTTTATTGGAAGACCTATCACTTGGGTCACGGGTAAGCCTTTTGATGAAGTAATACAAGGCACAAAGAAGAACGGTGAGAAATACAAATACCTTCCGAATGTTACCCAACGCTTTTGCACAACGGAACTTAAAATCAACCCTATCAAAAAGTGGTGCTATGCCAACACCGACCTACCCGTTGAGATGAGGATAGGATATAGAGCAAATGAAATAAAGAGAGCCAACTCAATGCTTTCCCGCAATCGTGAAGATGGATTCCAATATGATAAATTTATTGTTGGAAAAAGCGAGAGTGGTAGAAACAAATGGAAAGAACTCCAATACAGAAAGACAACCTTCCCACTAATACAAGATAACATCTACAAAGACAAGATAGAATCCTATTGGGCAGACAAGCCCGTTAGATTTGCATATATGAACAACTGCGTAGGATGCTTCCACCGAAATGAACTTTTACTCAAGCATATGTCAGAGAGAGAACCCAACAAGTTTAATTGGTTTGCCAACCAAGAAACGGATAAAGCAAGATTTAAAAAAGAAACATCCTA